GATGCTGTTGTTAAACTATGTGCTGAAAGAGACTCTGAACTAGACGTATTAGTAAAACTACTTCCTATAGCAGTAGAAGTTGTGGCTCTTGCAACAGATGCTGAAGTTCCATATATAGCTCTTCCTCTAATATCTGGTAAATTAAATGTAGTAGATCCGTCTCCTGATCCAAAAGCAGTGCCACAAACAGCATAGAGCGCTGCATATGCTGTTCTACTTATTGCACTACCTGCACACTCTAACCAACCACTAGGAGCTGTGCTACCAGACCAAGCTACTACCACACCAGCAGGAATAAGTGGAGCAGCAGTCTCTGAGGTACTCCCCGTGATAGTAGATTGTACAATTAGGTTAGCTCTGATAGGAGCAAGAGCTGCATCAGTAGTATAAATTCCAACTCCTCTATCTGTATCTCCAGTATTTCCTGGAATCATCTTTATTGCCGCATTTTTTGTTCCATTATTAAATCCTAAAGCTATATCGTTAGAAGCAGAAGAAGATTTTAGCTCAATAGCGGCACTTGTAGCTGTTGTCTGGTTATTGGCAAAACTAGAAACTACTATTCTTGGAGTAATCGTAACTGCAGAAGTATGTTCCATCGTAGTTGTAGGAATTGCTGTCATAGAAACATTTAATTTTGGACCAGTTACAGATTGAGCAGTTAACATAGCGGCGGTAATAGTGTCGCTTTGAGGTGTCCTAAGGTTAATAAAATCTGAATTAAAAGTACCAGTTGTTCCTACTCGTAACCATACAGAGTTATTTGCTGACCCGGAGGTGTCTTTAACGATAGCAAAAGCGTCTCCTATATCAAAAGAGGAGATATTAGAAGCTGCAGCAGCCAAAGAACCTTGTTGTCTCCAAGCTATACCATATCGAGTAAAATTACCCCCAACAGGGTTGTTAGTTCTACCTTGTGCAGCAGTTATACTTGAATCTGATATATAGAGCACTCCCGTAGTAGAGTTTCTATAAAACATACCATCATATTCAGAAGCAGTAAGAGCAGCAGTCTCGGCTTGTAGATTTTCAGTATCAGGAGTAGAAGAACTATAAAAATTTTGTAATATAGACCGCAAACTAGAGTTAAATTGCGACCTTGAGATAGAGATAGATACTCCTTGTGAAGGGAGTACAAAAGTATTTGATCCTGATAATGCCATAGTTTAAACTCCTGTAACCGCAAAGTCTACTTCTGTGTAGATACTGCTAGGTCCTATTATGTCGTGCGATGATACGCCGTTTGAAAAATACACTGAAATATTAGCGCCTTCTAATCCTCTATCTAATACAATGCACTGAGGCTGAGCTAACTGATTAGAGCTAGCACTTATTGTAGTTGCTGTAACTCTAGGAATCTGTACATATCCCATTTGTGCGTAATCTATAAAAGTTACTGCAGTGGTTATAGTCACTGTTTGAGTAAAAAGTCTTTCATCGAGAGCAATTCGATATCTAAATTTATCTAAAATAAGCTCTGCTTGTTGAGGATTACTATTATTTACTTTATACCTAAATTGAAAATATCTAAAGGTTCTAGCGCCGGTAACAAAGTTTACATACCCATCACTATTTGCTACAGCAGTAAAAGCACTAACATTTACGTTGCCATTGGCATAGTATGGGTTTGAAGAAGCTACTCTAAATTCAGTATTTGTAGTTACTATACCAGAAGTGCCATAAAAAGTAGCTTCTGGTGACAAATCTAACCATTGAGTTAAGTTTACCAGTTTATAGGAGGTTCCTGCAACTGTTAAATTTGAAAATCCATTACTTCCTGTAGATCGACCGTTAGCATACCAGGAGTCTCCTAATACTATAGCACTACCATTAGATACTCCAGATATAAGAGACAATACGTTAGCATTTGCGGTATCTCCATCATAATTTCCAGTAGTTATAATACCATAAACATTAGCATAATAACTACCAGATGTACCACTAACTAGAGTTTTATTTTTGCTGTCATAGCTTACAGTAGCGGCAGAAGCGTTAGAGTATCCTAAGATATTACCTATTCCAAGTGCTCCAGAAAAATCAATGTCTCGTAAAGATCCAGCAGGGGCAGACTCTGTAACAGCGTCTTCTCCTACCTGTTCAGAATAGTCTAGCCAAGTAGATTTTAATGCTTGCTCTCCTATTAGTTCTAGCTGTATAGAAGCAGTTAAAGTACTTCCTAAATCTCTTATTTGTGTCTGGTATACCGCAGTAGATAAAGCTCGTAAATCAGAAGGAGATCCTCCAATTACGCTCCACCCAGAGGATGCTCCGTTAGCATTATCAACAGAACTAGAATCAAAAAGACTATCTGCCTTAGAGTAAGATAGACCTCCTGTGTTTGATTCATAGTAAGAAGCATAGGCAGTTTCACCATAGTTAGTATTAGTAAAGCCTGGTATGTAAGCTCCTGATGGATCATCTTCTGAATATGCAGCAAATACTTTATTATAAGTTGTTGATATTGATGTGTAGTTAGAAGTGACTACATCTTCACTTAAATTACCACTAGTGTCTCTAGTTCTAACTAGATAAGTATAAGGACCATATTGATCAATATCAATTACAACTCGGTTAGTACGAGCGTCTACTTTTGCTAAGTCATTTGCACTTGCCCATGCATCCAATAGAGCTGCTTGAGAGGATTCTGTTGTAGAGGCTATTCTTTTTATTTGTACTTCCAAAAGATCTAGGTCATAGTTATCGCCTGTAGTGATGTCCTGTACATACTGCCAAATAAATACTAAAGATTCTCCTGATTGTCCTACTGCAAAATTAATAACATTTAAAGGTTTAGCAGACTTACCAACAATAGACTGTTCTTTTACAATAGTAGAGCCTCTAAGATTTTTATTTAGAGGAGTTACTCTAACTACTATAGAGTTTGGGTTTCCTGATAACCCTCTTTCAATATTATCTATTTTAAATCTTATTTTACCATCGGTATCTGTACCAATAGCAGGAGCTTTAACAGTGTTGAAAGAGGTTAGGTCCCCGCCATCAGAATTAATTTTATAAGATATTTCATAGTCTGTAACTTCTTGACCCGTGATACTATCAAAAGATATAAGTACTCTAGTAGCTACACCTAACGTAGAGTCTTTGTATAAACTCTCAGATATCTCAAGATTTGCTACCGCCTTAATTGGTAAAGGTCTGACCACTACTTGTTTAGTTACAAATGGGCTTCTTCTACCAAATTTATTTATGTTTCTAGCTTTAACTGCATGAACCCCTGTTTCCACACGTTTTATAATTCTACTATTTGTACTCTCGTCTATAGATATAGGAATAAAATTATCAAGAGGAACGTTAACTGTATACACTGAATTATTAGCCAAATTAAGCAGTCCTGGAAAAACGGTAGAATTATAATCAAAAGTAAATGTTTTAGCTGCTACATTTAAGTTGCCTACTGTTCCGATAGGATCAGGAGTTACATTTATTGCATAAGCCTGTGCTACGTTAGATTTTATATTATCACTTAAAATAACTCTGTAAATACCATTAGCTGTTAATGCTGCATCATACGAAGGAGCAGTAGTATCATAAGTAGAGTCTGAAATACCGTATACGTTACCCGCATTCCAAGCTATATTATCTCCTAATTCAATTAAAGGAACAGTGTATACATTAGAAACAACCCTTACATCTAAATTAGCTTCAGATGTAGGTAGAGTAGTTAAATTAATAGATACTTGAGAATTAGCTAGGTTATCTAACCCTTTTTCTAAATTAAAATTAGTATATGCTTCTCCATTTATAAATACTTCTGTAAAACCAGAGTGTCTTACAGATACTCCTAAAGGTTGCTTGAAAATATGTGAGTTAATAAGGTTTGTTGTAGTAGCTGTGTTTGTTCTTACTATTTCTTGATAGTTACCTGTAATATATAAAGCATTATTAGCAAAATATCTATGATCAATAATTTGGTTTAATGAAATATAAAAAGGTGGATCAGGTAATAAAGTATATAAAGTATTTGTGCCTGAGTGGTCATTATCAATTTTAATAGTTTGAGTGCCAGAATCCCATGCTACAACATTGGCACTATAGTTAGTAAGTCTAGTGTCAGAACCTATAAATCCAAGTAATCCTGCTGCATCTCCAGTTCCGCTTTCCTCTTTTTGATTTATAGGAAGAGTTACTTTATCAGTGCCTTTTACTCCTCCAAAATCAAACGTATCGTTAACATCTAATACATGTATTGAATCACCAAAGTTTACATCTATTAAGTTATCAATACCTACAACAGTTAAAGAAATATTACCATTAGCTTTATCAGGGGCTTCATCAATTTGATCTGTTGAAGTTACTAGTAAGCGGGAACGGCCAAATTCTGTAGTAAAACCGTTCTTACCATAAATAATTATTTTCTCCCCTTCAGTAACATCACTTATAGCATCCAAATGCATAGTAATAATATCTCTAGAAATAGAAGGAGTAGCATTACTTACTAATTTTAAATCAGTTGTGGGTCTAGCCCTATAGTATTCTGTAACAAATTCATTAGAATACCCAGTTCTATCAGTAAAAGAACTAATTTCAATATCAGTGTAAACAGAACCGTCTAAATCTCTTTTAGGGATAGCTCTAAGAGAAAAGTCAGGAGCAGGAGGCTTCAGTAGTGGATTAAATAAGTCAGTAAAAACTAAAGGTTGATAATCAATTAGTGTATCTGCGTCAACATACACATTAGAAACATACTCTACTGCTTCTATTTTTATAATTTCTTCTTTACTTCTATCTAAGGCTGATACTTTAAATAATTTATCTGTAAGAGATGTATAAATATTAGTAGGGTCATTAACCTCTCCTAATGTCCATAGGTCAAATCTACTTGGCAAATGGTTTGACCCCCAACCGCCTGAAAAAACTTCAAAAGTTTTAGAACCTACATCATATTTTCTAATAGCCTCTACTCTAACATACTCTGTACCTCCAGAAACATTAGCTGTGTTACTTAAAGAATAACTAGTATTACTAATTAAATAAGTATCAACTAATCCTGATTTAGTACTAGCTACTCTTACCGCTAAAGGCTTAGTATTTGCAGTAAATACAGTAGAAGTAATAGAAGGAACACCAATATGCTCAAGATAAATTGAGGTATTAGAAATACCGTCTGTACTATCTTTTTGGATAAGACCTCCGTATCCCCAAGCTACTGAAGCGGCTCTTTGAGAGACAGAAATAATTGACCCAGGTCTTAATTCTGATGCTTCAATACCAGTATCAAAAGATATTTTTCTTTTAGAGTATTTTTTATCTGCTATTAAATATTGAGCTAGTCTTATAGCTTGGCTTTTTCTATTAATACCATCTAATTGAAGAGATACTACATTTTCTATACCGTTTCGCTCATTTAAAGCACGAGGATCATCTATTCTTAAAGTTTCTCTTCTATTATGATTAGTAACATCTATATAAGAAACATCTACTCCAGTAATTAAATCCTCTTCATTCATTCCAGAAATCAGTAATGAGTCTTTTTTTATATTAGTTTCATTAAATATAGCTGATGGCATATCATCTGGTTTATCTTGATGTAAGTAAATTTTACCTCCAGTATAGTATAAAATAGATCTAAAAGTTAAAGTTAGTATTGCGATAAGGTCAATTACTTGTTTTTGATCTGCTATGACAGAGTCTAAAATAAATCTTCTTTCTTTAATAGAAGTTCCTACGTCATATCCTATTAAGGATTCTTTTACTGATGTTTTTGTGTTTCTTGGTTTATTTCTAAAACTACCATCTGCTTTAGCATCTACCCCATAAAATTTACCATTAGTGACATCACAGGCGTCATTATACATCGCTGCATCATAAAAAGAAAATTTATCAATATTACCTTCAGGAATTCCTAATCCATAAGTTGTATTTGTTAATAAATCATATATATGCCACACGGGATTTTGTGTCCAAGAATAAACAAATTGACCGTCCCATAAACCCTCATATATAGTAGGATTAGTATCGTTTAACACAGTAGTTCCTGTTTTTTGTTGACGATATCCATAATCAGCTCTATCTACGTCACTAATTTCTATTTGCCTCCAATCTATATCACCATTTTCTAAAATAGGTTGGTTATAATTAGAGGGAACTTTAACTATTAATCCTTTTATTAAATTACTTATAGCAGGCATTGATCCTTTATGCTCAGCAAAGGCTTTAATTGCATATCCTACAGTAGCAGTTCTTGTATACGCGATAGGTTGATCTATGATCTCTGTCCATCCTTGAAAAGTTACATTTTCTTGTATTTTCGAGGAAGCGTTATCGCCGGAGGTTTTTTCTATAGTAAATCTATATCCAGCATCAGATAATTTATCAGCGGGTATTTGTACAAATAGGTCAAAAGAAAAAGCTACGTTTGTTTTACCAGAAATTGTTCTTTCTTGAGAACCTAATTCTTCAACACCAGTTGAGTCATATACTGTAGCTTTAACAGTTATAGAGTGTCCTAAAATATTACCGTCATTATCTTGTTTTTGAAGACCACCAATAATAAGGTAAAATTTTAAAGCAGTTGCAGAAGTTGGGCTTGTATTTTGTTTATCAACAGCAGATCGTGGAACACCAGAGGAATTACCCTTTTTAAGCTCTACTGCAGAAGATAGTCTCTGAGGTAAAAAGGTATAATCTCCGAATAAAGGAAGGGGATTTTGAGTCAGAGTACCTGTGTTAGATACTACATAAAATTTCTCTGAATCAATTTGTTGATCAGATTCTAATAAGTCATCAATAAAACCTTCGTTAAATTCTATATCAATAGGACCATTAGGATTAATTCTGTATACAGGACCCTCACTTAACCCAAGGGTTAAAAACATTATATCAGTAGAAAATAAATTATTAGGGTCTTCTCGTCCACCACCGCCACCGCTTTTGCCGCCACCGCCGCCATTATGCACCTTAATACCATTAGCAATATAAGAATGATAATGAGATACCTTAAAGTTATAAACTTCGTCAGTTTTTAGAAACTCAATAGAAAAAATCTCAGATAATTCATTATTATCTGTTAATAATTTATCACCTATGTTAAAATCTTTTAGCTCTTGATAGTCTCCATCTTCCTTTAAAACCCAGTGATTAGGAGTTATATCTAAATACCCATACTCATGGGTTACTCGATAAATTTCATCTACAGGATGATAAAATGTCTCAGTTACGGAAGAAAGAATTAACTCACCTATCTCATCAAATGCCCATACCTTATCTCCTACTTCAATATCTGAAATAGGTTTTTGATAGCTATCACACGCAATAAGGGTGTCTGCAGAAAAGCAACCTCCACCGCCGCCTCCGCCTTCAATTAAAGGTACCGCTGTATCATCAATATAGATAATTGTCATTATAAAGTGTCTACCTTTTAACCAGTTCTAAGAATTTCGTTAGATTTCGAATAGAATAAGTCTCTTACATAAATAGTATCAGATATCCCGTGAGTCATTGTTTCTACATGCCCACTAAGCATTTGCCCTGCAACTCTAGGCATACCATAAACAATAGGTATTTTAGCATTAGGATCTGTGGTGTTTTCTAGTGCATCAAACATATCATTATTTCTTCTTTGTTGTTCTTCTGCGCTAGCTCTATTAGTTGTTTTAGGAGTTGCCTGCAACGCTTGCATCAGCCCTGATATCGCCATCGAAATACCCAGTTTTACAATAAAAGCCTGTACTCCTGCTGCAGTAGCTCCTGGAATTGCACCAGCAAGTGCAGGAGCTATATAGGGTGCAGCAATTATTACAGCTACTGCTATTAAAATCATTATAAACCCACCTTTTTTACCTCCAGAACCCCCAATAACTGGAACCAAAGTAAATTCTTCACCTTTAATTTTATTAAGCTCAAATTCTTGTTTAGTAATGCATTTTCCACTAGAGTTAATAAGAGTTAAATTTTCTTTAAATAAACTTCCATTTAAGATTTGATTAATATATTTTCGTAATTTGGGAAATAGTACTACAAGAGCATCTTTAATATCAGAAAGCTTATTAACATCTATTTGATGAGAGGTGACTCCAGTATAAGAAATTAATACTGGATGAAAATTTATAGTTACTAACATT